TCATGTTTTTTGAAGTTCTCTCATCAATTTGCCAAATTTTTCTGAGGCTTCTTTTTTTCTATCTTGAGTAACATGTAGATATATTTTTTTAGTTGTATCTTCATCATCATGACCTAATCGATCCATTATTAATTCTAACGGTACATCAATTTCGGCCAAAAGTGAAGTATGAGTATGTCGAAACGAATGGGGTGTTAGTTGTTTATTAAAATTCTGCATTTTATTCAATATCAACTTCATATGCCTGTTAACGATTCTTAAATACCAAGGATACCCCATGAATTCACCATAAAGACGTGAGAAAACGAAATCAAAATCTTTATAATGTCTTTCGTGAATGGTTTTAATCTTTTTTTGGTTTAACTGATGACCAATTAACAAAGCAACAAGTTCTTCTTCTATATCGATTTTACGAATGGATCCTTCGGTTTTAGGTGGTGTCAGTTCGAATTGATCGAATTTATTCTTCGGATTATAAAGTGTCTTTGTGATGTTGATGGTGCCTTGTTCAAAATCTATATCAGACCACTTTAATGCTAACGCCTCTCCTGGGCGCATCCCTGTCCATGCTAACGTGTTGAAAAATACATAATCACCTATTTTACCACTCTGATAACAAACGTCTAAAAAAGCCTTTAATTCATGTTTTTCAAAGTATGTATCGGTGATGGCCTCGTTTTCAATTTCTTCGACAGTTTTTATACGTTTTGGAACAATTGTAAATTCTGTAGGGTCATCTAGTATGATTTTCTTCTCTCGTGCGTATTTGAATACTTGTTTAGCGGTGCCATGAACATTTGTCAAAGTGTTATAAGATAACTCCTCATGCAGTTTAAAAAGGAATTTTTGATAAACGTCCTGAGTTAGATTTTGAACTTTAACATGTCCAAAACCTTCAAAAAGTTTATCTAAATGGTAATCCTTCGAACGGATAGTACTGTTTTTTACGCCACTTTTTACATAACGTTCAAACCATTCTTCTCCTAGATTACGAAAGGTTGCTTTATTTTTAAAATCTAAATTCCATTTATCTATTTCGTATTCCATAGCTCTAGCAGCTTTAACAGCATCTTTTTCTTTTAGAAAACCTCTTTTAACAATACGTTCTCGTTTTCCAGTAGTGGGATTTGTACCATTTTCAATTACATACATCCACCGTTCTTTCCCATTCTGTAATTCATATTTTTGAATAGAAGCCATACAATCTCCTCCATTATTAACTAACTGTATATTCTTATATTTATATTTGCTGATTGAAAATGGTTATTTAAATACTGGTCTAATCGTTTTTCAGCAAACCAGTATTCAACATTAAAAGTTTTCTGTATTAAGAAAATAGCTTTTTCTTTGTTTGAAGGTAGAACAATTTTATTTAGCATAAATGTCGGAACACATGCGTGATACATAAAATTGTTAGCTTTCCACTCTTGATACTCCCTAAACAAAGGCGGGGATTTTGCTTGATTACCAGAGTGTTGAGTTCCGTGACATAGTTCATGACCAAACTCCTGCCACTGTTCCTCTCTTGATAATCTAGTGTCTATAAAAATTACATTACCAATATTGGTTGAATCAAATGGTGAAAAGAATAAAGAAAATCCAAGGCGTGATGCGATTATTTTTAAATCTAAATGTTCTGGCCTAGTTACACCAATACTTATATAAAGGTCTCTAATGTAATCTTCTAAGTGAGTATAAACAAAAGTCATAGTATCCCTCTTTTGCAAACGTATGTTCTGTTTATAGTAACAAAAAAATCCACCACTGAAAAGGCGAATTTTAAAATGTCTGGAAAGTCTACATAAGAATGTAAAATCACTTCTTATTTTCTTGTTGTCGTTTTAATACTTCGTAGAAAACTTCAAATTGTTCTAATGCATCAAGTAAATTTTCAGGTTGGTTTTTAAAGAACAAATCTTCTCTAGTTAAAAAGAAATCAATAACTTCTTTTTGATATGCACTCAGATTGTTGTAATCTTCATCAGAGATTCCAGCTTGTTTATGTAGAGCCTCTTTATTGTCTGTTCTACCTAATAGGTAATCTATTGAGACATCGTACAAATCAGCTAAGCTAGATAACATTGATGGGTCAGGTGACCTTGTGCCGTTTTCATATCCAGACAATGTATTACTTTTAATATCTAATTTATCAGCAACGAATTTTTGGAGGTAACCATGTTCTTCTCGCAATGCCCTTAAGCGTCTAGCTAAAATATCTTGGCTCATAAAAAACAACCTTTCTATGTAATCGCTATTATAAATAATATCGCAAATCTCGATTTTTTAGATTTAAATTCGCAAAATGTGATAAAAATGTTTGACAATCTCGAAACGCGATGTTAAATTAAGATTAATCAAATCGCAAAACGCGAATTGGAGGAGGTGTTTAACATGGCGGTAAAAAAAATTGCGCCGAACAATCTTAAGAAATTAAGAGAGGAAAGGGGTATTCAACAGAAGTTCGTCGCTGAATATATTGGAGTTTCAGCCAATTATTATTGTCAAATCGAAAACGGTCGTCGAGGTTTATCAACTAAATATCTACCGAAAATCAGAGAATTTTTCGGAGTAACATTAGATGAAATTTTTTTTGATTACGAAATCGCGAAATGCGATTCTAATAAAACTGCATAGGGGGAATAACAATGAATCAATTACAAAAAAATATCTCAAGTCTAGAAGTTGCTGAAATGGTAGGTCGTGAACACAAGAATGTTATGCAAGATATTCGTGTGATTATTGGAAATTTAGATGAGCTGAAAATTCAGCCTATCTCCTACTTTGTTGAATCGACATATAAGGACAATTTAAATCGCACAAAACCATGTTATCTGCTTACAAAACAAGGTTGTGAGTTATACGGAAATCGAATGACTGGCATCGAGGGCACAGCGTTTTCTGTTAAATACATTAATCGCTTTAATGAGATGGAACAACAAGGGCAAAATGTAGTTCCGTTATCCAAAGACCAAGCGCTGGTTACAGTCTTGCGTACTACAGCAGATCTTGTGGAAGATACTCAAGCAATTAAAACTGAGCAGCACGAAATACGAAAAGAACTTTCGTTAATTAACGAGAAAGTCGAAGAACAGATTACTCTAACTTCTGGTGAACAACGTGCAGTACAAAAAGAAGTTGCTATAAAAGTTTACGAAATTGAAGATGATACAATAATCCGTCCGAAATTATTCCGTGAATTACATCGAGAAATTAAAGATCGATTCGCAGTTGCTAGTTATAAAGATGTTCGTAGACAGGAGCTGCAAACAGTAATCAACTATATTCGTTCTTGGGTTCCACGAAAAGTATCTTAATAGATTACTAGATGATTCACATAAAGAACGGAGGGCTATTATGTTTGATCCAAACTTTATAACAAATATATTTGAAAAAATCAGACTAATCATACGCGAAGAAATTGAACAAGTTTTTAAAAACATTTCAATCAATAAATACCCTCACATGTTGAGACAAGAACACCTTTGTGAAATATTTCAATGCGAACGGAACGCAATTTATAAATTAACAAAAATTGAAACCTTCCCTAAGTTTGAACACATACACGGAAGGTATCCAAGAGATTTAGTTTTTGAATGGATTGAACAAAATACGAATCAGGTTCAATCAATTAATAAGTTAAGAGCAAGCTAGGAGAGGCCAGGGCAAATGGCCTCGTCAAACTACCAATCTAGTAAGAGGTTGGGGCAAATCAACCTCTTATCTCTATATTAAGTTAACTTGGAAGAAATAGCTAATCCATCATGGACTAAGTCCATTATCGACTATTTGGAGGAATGAAAATATGGGAGCGTTATCGCTTGATTTTACAAAAGTATTAAAGAAGTTTCGTGAAGGGGCGAAAATTTCGCAAGAAGAGATGGCAGAAGAGCTAAATATAACACAATCGCATGTTAGCAAGTACGAATGCGGACGTAAAGTTATAGATTTAGAAACATTTATGCGTTGGGTCCAAATAACAAACTGTGAGGTGCAAGCTGCAGCAATGATGTTCGGTTCAGAGGTATGTGCTCAAGCGATAAATCTTTTACAAACGGTTCCAATGTTTATAGGGGGCATGTTCAGATGGGTGCTTTAGAACAGTTGGACGAACAGATTAGTAGAGAAATAGCACGTATCGAAGATCTTGCAATCGAAATCGTAATGTTAGCGAAAAAAGGCGAAACAGACATAGCATATATACGAAAACAGGACCTACATAATTCGTTGATACAACTAGAAAAACTTCATAGACAAAAAGGGTTATGGTCTGCTGTGGAAACTTTAAATAAAAACGGAACACTACAGAAGGCGGTGACAGAACTTGCGTATCAAGCCTAGAGCGTGGAGACACATGACTTTAAAGCAGAGGTTAATATATGTACATTTCTTTTGTGATAAGAGGGAGTTAGTGAGGCTGAATGAATATAAAAAAGCTGCTTAATCGGATGCACGATTAAACAGCGGATACAACATATACAAATCTATTATAACACACATTACGACGTTTGCGAGTCGAAACTCGCTCTCGTCAAGCAGTTTGTAAATGGTTGGTTAGCCGTTTCCTCTAAGGAATTTACAAGCTGCTTGATGGGACTAGCAATCTATTTATAAAGCCGAGCACAGTACGCCATGACCTTTAAGCGAGCGACAGCCAATAGGCCCCAGTTGCGGTGAAAGTTTTGTAAGTAGATTGGTGGTTATGCCATCAGAAAGTAGGTGAGAACATGAGTGTTGCACCATTTAAGTGCAAGATGAAAGAAATCCGAATTGAAACAGACGTATTTGAAGAACGCTTTAGTGAGTACGACATCATCAGCGAGTTTAACGGAATCATACTCACGCTAGTAGCAGTTGAAGATAATATTCGCTTCACTTCTTATGTAACAGCTTCATATGCTGATGTATTACGTAAACAGATGGAGGCGATTGCGTGAACTTACTTGTAGAAAATCCGATTGTACTTGGTCGCATTGAGTATCCAGTACCTTCATATGAACCTACTATTTCATTTGATATGTACGACGATTTTGGGAGTTTCATAGCTCGTAGTGAAATTTATTTTGAAATCGGTGATGCAATAGTACACATCGACAACATCAGTGATTATTTGGCTGCTGGATATAGGGATGATTCAACTTACGATATGTCTGATTCAGAGGTTATTGCTTACGTGGAGGAGCATTATGGTTTTGCTCATACAAAAAAATAATCCTGTCCGGTGCAACGGAAAGGATTGATTTTGGCCCATGCCACTAAACATTTTCTAGATTATATCGCATGGGCTTAATAAATACAAATGCAAAGGAGGATTTCTAATGAACCGATTACAGGAAATCGAATTATACGAACTCAATGAAATGCAACCACAAGAAAAACAGATATTCGTCATTAAGGATATGGATGGACTGAATTGGGTATTACGAAAAATCAATGCAGCCAATGCAAAATTGAATGAAATTAAATCATTGGCTGATGCAGAACGAGAGCGCATTAATGCTTGGGAGAAAAAAGAAAGTACTGGCTTGGTTAGTGATATTACATTTTTTGAACAAAAAATAATTGAGTATCATTCACATGTTCTAGCAAACGATTCTGAACGAAAAAGTATTGTAACTCCATACGGTAAGGTGCGATCCATAACGAACGAAGCACAGCCAGATAGGTTAGATGATGAAGCTATATTCAATTATGTGATGGCTAATGAATTACCTTATGTAGAAGTAAATACCTCTCGAAAATTACAGTGGGGCGAACTCAAAAAAACGTTAAAGGTAGTCCAACAAGGTAATGAACAAATTGTAGTTGATGAAAATGGACAAGCAGTACCAGGGGTAACAGTAAAGCCTCGAACGACAACATTCAAAGTGGAGGTGGATGAATAATGAAAAAGTCAGAGTCAATTGCGGCGTTAGCTAAGGCATTATCGCAGTTTCAAGCAAAGGTAAAACAGCCTGTAAAAGACAAGGACAACCCTTTCTTTAAATCTAAATATGTACCTTTAGAAAACGTCGTAGAAGCCATTACAGCGACTTCTGGAGAATTTGGATTATCGTTCATCCAATTCCCTTTAAACGACCCAAATGGACGTGTAGGAGTGACAACGCTACTTATGCATGAATCAGGTGAGTGGATTGAATCAGAACCAATATTCGCTACACCTGCGAAACAAGATGCACAAGGTGCTGGTTCGGTTATTACTTATTTAAAACGTTACTCGTTGTCGGCAATTTTCGGTATTACATCAGATGAAGATGATGACGGTATCGGTGCAATGCATGATGAACAGTTACAACAAAACCAACAACCATATCGTAGCAATATTCAAATGCCGACAAACCCACAAGAGGCCGGAGCAATTCAATTGGCCTTTGGTAAGCATAAAGGTAAAACACTTGGCCAAATATGGCGAGAGGATATGTCTTACATTCAATGGCTGGTGGATAGTGAAAAAACTGACGTTGCTATTAGAGAAGGTATTGGCATGATGCAAGTTGCCGCAGCTCAACAGCAAGCACAACAAAAGATGCAGCCACAGGCTGTATAGATGAACAACGTACCACACAAAGTCCTTCTGCCTGCGTGGATATTCGAGCAGGCGAAGGACAACGACGAAATTAGACGCCTAGTGCTCGATTACATGCGACGTTACCCAAACTATAGGGTGTTGAAGGTTAGTGGTAGTTTCGCAGTTTGTGAGAGAGAGCAAGGGCTTATATAGGGCAACAGGCAAGATGATTTTTATACCTTAAGGAGGACGAGAGAATGGATATGCAACAAACAATGAACAATGTTTTTAATCAAATGGTGGCAGAAGGCAAGGTTGAAGAAATTATTCGTGAACAAGTAGAAAGTACAGTGAAAAGTGTTATTAAGGACACTTTAGGCTCATGGTCTAATTTTAGTAAACACTTAGAAGAAGAGATGAAGGAACAGGTAAAACTTAATTTAAACAATTTCAAACTACCTGACTATAACCTGATTATTAAAAACACAATTGAAGAACACGCAGAAGCAATTATGCACGAACAAGGTGTTACAAAAATGAAAGAAGCATTGGATGAAATGCTAGTTGGTGATAGTGCAGATATTAAGTTTTCTGAGTTACTTCTAGAAATGGTCAAGGATGAAATGGAGCTTGAGGAGTTGGGTTATGACGAATGCAAAGAAATTTCAGTTCATGTAGATGATAGTTATAGTAGCTTAACATTCATTTACTTTGATCCAGAACCTGATAAACGTCAGTACGAATGTAAATACCGATTAACACTTAACACAGATGGAATTATTAACACTGCTGAAATTGGCGGACGTGAGTTTAAAAACAGTGTAATCATGGGCGGGTTACGTGGATTTGGCCGCACTTTGTTCAAGGCATATGCACGTGGTATAAAAATAATCTTAGATGACTATGAGACAGAGTTTGGGAATCCGGAGTACGAATAATGTGGACTTCGTGAATAAGTCTGTGATTAAAAATAAAGGAGGAAATATCATGATGAATGATGTTGTGCAAGCTGGTTTAAGAAGTGAAGAAGTAGAAGTGAATTTTCAAGCAAAATTAGAAAAACATCTTAGTAAAAATGAAGAGATTTGCAAGGATTGCCGTGGTCTTGGCATGAAAGTAGACAATAATGTTTTTGGGATAAAAGGTTATAAACACTCAAAGGGTATGACATTTCCTTTTAATAACCAATCGTTATCTTATTGTCCGTCTTGCTATAACGGCATAAGAAAACGTTGTGAACACTGTAATGAACTTATCGCAAAGAGCCGGACGGTATGTAATTGCGAGACTGTTAGGAAACAAAAGGATGAGCAACAAGAAATAAAGGCTAAGGAACGATGGAACAAGATTCCGAAAATCTCTTTAGAACAAGCTCTTGCTAATTATGGCATGTTATACGTTGAAGATTTTGATGAGTATGTAGCATCTAATGCCTTTGAGGATTGGATTGAGTATCAAAGAGATGAGGATGGATATTTTGATCCAAAAGATTTGAGAATCTATGTAACTAAGTGTGAAAGTCTTTATCTTTCTGCAACCGATATTGTAGAAAATGCATTAGAGGAACTACATGAAGGTGCAGAAGTATCAAATGAAGCGACAGTGCAGTTACAAATCTTTTTAGACCAATGGTGTAAGAGAAATGGTGGTGGTACACAAACGTACCATGCGGATTGTGATACAGGTGTAATTTACAACGAATAAGTCCATAATTAAAAATTTGAATATTGCGACATAAGGAGGGGTGGATCATGAAGGTTTTGGAAAACCAAACATTGTATCAATGTGATTACTGTGGCAAACGATTACTCACTAAAAACGGTGCCAAAATCCATGAGGAAGAGTATTGCAAAAGCTCTGCTCAATTAATCGATAAAGGCTTTGAAATTTTGATTAATTGTCAACATGATTGGAAAACTCAATGGACACCAATACCTGGTGAGGAACATTTAAGCGAACCTAGCCACGATGTATGTATCAAATGTGGTGCAGAAGATTACTTAGTGAATGATTTCAAAGGAATTAAAGCGAAAGAAGATATTTCTGAACGCATGTTAAGCAGGATTGCAACTCTTGACAGAGATAAAAGGCGTTATGGAATAGATTTAATGTGGTAGGAGGGGCGAGGGCAAATGGCTAAATACAGACAAGTACACACAACATTTTGGGATGACGGCTTTGTATTGGATCTAACACCAGAAGAGAAATACTTCTATCTGTATCTAATGACCAACGGCAATACAACGCAATGTGGCATCTACGAATTGCCATACAGAGTAATAGAAATGCACACAGGTTACAACCGAGAGACGGTACAAAAATTACTACAACGCTTTGTGGATTACGGAAAAATCATTTACAACGAATCGACGAAGGAAATCATGCTTTCAAATTGGGCAAAGTACAACTTTATCAACTCACCAAAGGTGAAAAAATGCATTGAAAAAGAGCTGCTTGCAGTAAAACATATACCGTTTGTAAAGAGTTACGTTACCTCATTGGAACAGTTAGGATACCGTATCGATACCGTATCAATACTGTTAGATGACGAGAGTGAGCAAAAAGAATCAGAACTCAATAACGACAAGGGTTCGATACCGTATCCATACCCTATGCATAGTCCATCCATAGACTTGGGGGAAGAAGAAGAACAAGAACAAGAAGAAGAACAAGAAGAAGAAAGAGAAGAAGAACAAGAACAAAAGAGTAGTCAGTCGGTTTCTTCTCAATCTGATTTTGCTAGATTAATTGAATTTACAAATCAAAACATTACACCAGTTTTACCGACTATTGCTGAACATCTTGGTTACATCTTAGATGACTATAAAGATGTGGATCTAATCTTAGCTGCTTTACAAAACGCTGTTTTCAATAACGCACGTAACAAAATCAAATATGCAGAGGGTACATTGATTAATTGGCGTAAAGAACTGATAACTACCTACCAACAGTTACAAGCAAAAGAAGAAAGGGAGAAAAACAATAAGCGACAGCAATCTAACAAATCCTCTTATCAAAAGCCTAAAGGTCGGACAGAGTTAGTTCCAGAATGGTTCCACAATCGAAAGAATAGTGAATCATCTTCAACGCCAGCTGCTGAATCTAATAGCAACACGATAGATTTTGAGGTAGAGAGACAAAAGGTCTTAGAAACGTTAGGGAAAAAGGAGAGTGTGAGCAATGGGTGAAAAAGTGAAGGTTAGTCAAAAAGTGGTGGAGGCGTATCGAGAATTATTGGACAAACACGAAGGGAATTCCTTAGCGGTAGTTTATGAATGGTCTGAAAAGATACTGCCTCATAAAACAGATTCTGTTTTGAAAGACGTTGATTGGTTTACGTTTTTGGCGTTAATGACAGGTGGCTATGAGGTAATCGAGGTAACTCCAGAAGAGAAAATTGCTGAGAAACTTAACGGGGAAATAGTAAGCTCTATGGATTCAGCATTTCAAGAAGGTATTTATTACGCATTAAATACACTAGGAATCAAGATCAAAGGGGTGAATGAGTGATGAGTGAATTTACAGGTTGGGGCAGAACGAATGATATTGATTTTGGGGATTACGTTAATTTTCTATACGGCAGTGAAATGCATATTTGGAAGGTAGTTGGTGCATTTAAGTCAAACACATACATGAAACCACCATATACATTCCGTTCAGAAGAAAAAATCCATGCAGGCGGTGTAGTACCAGTACTAAACATCATTCACTGTGGAATAGATGAAACAAAAGTCATTCGAGTGAGAGCCAGTGATTGTATCAAGGTTGAATATCCTAATCCATTACGTGAAGCATTAATAAAAATCATGGAAGTTGAAGCACCTATCATGGAAGGTGCGGAAGGTTGGGAAACACGCACTTACGAAATTGCACGTCAGGCACTAGGCGGTGAAGCTCATGAATGAACAATTTCTAATCAATCAAATCATTATGAAAATGGAAGGGGCGATGGCTGCGTGAGTAGAGAGATTAAGTTTCGTGCTTGGGTAGAACATTCTTTGGCAAAATATATGGATTACGAACCGACGTTACAAGGTGATGGTATTTTAACTTCTATTTTTGTTAACGAAGCTATGGAACGTTCAGATAGCAAATTCATGCAATACACAGGCTTAAAGGACAAGAACGGCAAGGAGATTTATGAGGGGGATATTGTCGATTATTTAGGTGATATCGACCTAGCTAACAGCAATGTGCTCCGTGTCATCGAATACAAAGCAGAAGAAGCTTGTTTTGTAGCTAGATTACCAATTGGTGTTGAAGGTGAAGAAGCTGTTTATTTAAATGAGTATGATTTCGCAATCATCGGCAACATTTACGAAAATCCTGAATTATTGGAGGCAACAACATGATCAATAACGTTACACTTGTTGGTCGTGTGACGAAGGATTTAGAGCTTCGTTTTACTCAATCAGGTATTGCCAGCACAAAGTTTACACTTGCGGTCAATCGTACATTTAAAAACGCACAGGGCGAACAAGAGGCAGATTTTATTTCGATACAAGCTTGGCGCAAACAGGCAGAGAATGCAGCTAACTTTTTGAAAAAGGGTTCACTTATTGGTGTTACTGGCAAAATTCAAACAGGTTCATATGAAAAAGATGGTGTGCGAATTTACACAACTGATGTGGTAGCCGACAGCATCCAATTCTTAGAGCTAAAAAACGGCACAGGAGGCTCACAGAGCACGCCAAACTATCAATATACAGGTGGAACGAATCAAGGCGGTTCACAAGGGCAATATGGCGGTAATAATAACCAGCCGAATTATACAAAGGTGGATGAAGATCCGTTTGCAAATTCGAAGGCACCAGAAGTATCAGAAGATGATCTTCCCTTCTAACTAAAAGGAGTGGTTAATGTGATTACAAAACGACCAACAAAGAAAATCATTGGGGCAAAAACAAAAACAGCTCTTGAGAAACAAATAAAGGTTGAAGCAAATAGCCGTTGGTATCCAATCAGCGAGATTAAATTCTTTGAATACGATCCAAGGCCATATCAAGTGCTATTGCGATTCGGTAAAGAGACAGAAAATACAAAACAAGTTAACTAAGGGGGCAGCAATATGAACAAAGGTAGCGAGCTGTTTACTAAAGTCAAAATACTTAAGTTGCGTGGAGATAAACCAACGGTCATTGAATTTAATGGGGAACGATTTATAAAAGATAACCGAAATGTGGGAGGTAAATAATGAACTTAACAAAACTATTTGAAACACAAGCAAAGTTGGACGAGCACATCATGCAGGAGCATCCAGAGTTACGAGGGCAAAACAATCTTGACTGGAAGTTACTAGCTCTACAGGTTGAGCTTGCAGAGTGCGCTAATGAATGGCGTGGGTTTAAGAAGTGGAGTAAGGACCAGGAGCCGAGAACAGTTGTCTATGAAGATTGCAAGTCTTGTGATGCAGAAGGTTCTATCAGTTACCACGGTAATGGTTCGGGTGAATGGCTACCATGTAACAAGTGCGAAGGTTCAGGTGTAACTGTCGCTGGAAATCCACTCCTTGAAGAATACGTTGACTGCTTGCATTTCATTTTGAGTATTGGGTTGGAAATTGGATATACGAATTTCAGTGAAGAAAACATGAATGAGTATTTTGCTCAGTTAGAAGAACACGAAAATCATGATATAACAGGTCATTTTATTGTTCTTAATTGGATAGTTGGATGTATTTACGAAAATAAAATCCATTATGAACAAACATTATTTGAGCTGATAAATTTAGGTGAAATGCTTGGCTTCACATGGGATGAAGTAGAGGTTGCTTATTTTGAGAAGAACAAGATCAATCACGCTAGACAGGAGAGTGGGTACTAATGAAAGCATACTCCGTTACTGAATGTGTGAGTTGGGAAAGAAGTACATTAGTTTTTGCTGAAACAGCGAATGAAGCAAAAATACGAGCTTTATGTGATGAAAATATGGATGGCATCGCTTATACAGATTTAAGAGTGAATCGGGCGAAATATGCTGATGGTCATGAAAATGACAGTGAACGAGACTTGATGATTCTTAACATCCGTAATGGATGGTGGTACGAAATAGATGGCAGACATATCAATTCAGATAACATTGATGAAGCGATAACAAACGGTTGGATTTAACCAAATACACGCTGCTGGTAGAACAACACTATCAAGTTTTATCAGCAGATTTATAAGAGTGCTAACAGGAGGGCAAACATGAGTAAAGCTAAATACGGCAACAAAAAGGTTATACGTGATGGAATTGAATTTGATTCAGCAATGGAAGCGAAATATTACGATTACTTGAAACACCTGCAAGCACAAGGAGTTGTGGCCTCCATTGAATTACAACCAAAATTCGTACTCTTGCCGAAGTTTGAGAAGAACGGCAAGAAATTTCGAGAAATCGGTTATAGTGCTGACTTTACAGTTCATTATGCAGATGGTCACACAGAAGTGGTTGATATTAAGGGAATGGTTACACAGCAATTCGCATTACGAAAGAAGTTATTTGAATATCGTTATCCGCACGAATTAAAGCTTTTAACGTACTCAAAGATTGATGGTGGTTGGATAACTCACGATGAACTTAAAAAGGTTAGGAAAGCACGTAAAGACCTGAAAAATAAACAATTGATTAATAGGTAGGTGACTATCGAATGCTCAAGAAAGTTAAAGGCAGATACATCTTATTCTCACAACAAGAACACGAAATGGTGCAACTGGATTTCACGCATACACAAATCGAAAAATTCATTGGTATGTGGGAAGCTGATTTCTCTATCAATCTGATTTATCGCAAGTTGAATATCCATAAGGTTAGCGCAGCTCTTATCGCTATGGATTTGGAGTTGTTAGGTGTAATAAAGGCGAGGAAGCACGGGTTGATTGGTAAGAGGTTAGACGGTGATTATGATGATTGGTTTGAAGGGTTTAAAAAGAATAAAGAATCAGGGTTGTTAAGGAAAGAGAAAATGGTTAGTTGAAAGAAAATGTGTAGTACCAGGGGTGAGAAAATGATTAGAGATAAAATGTTAATAAGTATAAAAGAAAAGATTGAACGCAAGGAAGATATTACAAGATTGGAAAGTGCATTTTTATATAAACTCGCTTGTGAAGCTGTTCAGCAAATACCTGCACTTGAAATAGAAAGTGCAGAACGACTTGAATTACTAATAGAAGTGAGTAATGAAGTGAAAAAAGAAAACTATGAGGTAGCTTGGAAAAAGGCTATAGCTTATGTAGAAGGTGTGGATTTTGATTTGTTAATGGCTGGTCATTTCGATCGATTTGATTAGTTATAAACGAAACATATTCTTCAATAAGAAATGGGGTTTTTATTTTGGATAAAGAAGAAAAAGCGTTGATGGAAGAGTTAATTACGATGAAGGTACAGAAAAAGGCAGATGAATTGGGTGTAAAGTTTAAAGTAGTTTATAAAATGCAAGAATACTGTCCCATCTTCCATATTAGAATCAAAAGTGGTGTAGGAGAGGTTGGTCAATTCGTTGACTACATTTGCGATTTAATTGTTAGTAAATACGGAAGAGAAGTTAGATTTACGTACCCAACAAGATTATAGCTTTACTGAACATTTTGATAAATTTTGCATACTTGATAAATATTGTGAAGTAACGGAGGTGTATTGATGTCGGTTTCTCGAAATAATTTTTACATTCAATGCGAAAATTGTTTGGCTAATGAAACGATTCGAGATGGGTTACAAAGAGATTCAGAAATCAATTTTCGCATTACTGGTGAGAGTGTAATTGAAGTTGTATGCAAATCGTGTAATAACACAATATCGGTTCTTACAGACAATCCGGTCTAAGGATTAAACAATAAATTTTGAGTAGTAATGGGAGGATGGAATATGTCTGCTTTTGATGTAAGACGTAGTTTTAAGCAATTGCACATCGAAAAACATGCGCTTGAATCTTTCATAGCGCAGAAGAAAGAAACTATCAACGCTGATGAAATGACAGTAAGACAAGTGGCTGATTTACGTTCAGAGGAAGCGCTTTTAGAGAAAGTGAAAGCTGATATAGAATCAGCAAAAGAAACAATTAAACCAGAAGATTACTACTGAACACTTTGAGGTTTAATCGATAAAAAATGTGCAGGAAGGATGAAGGGAATGCAACGTGTTTTAGATGCCTGTTGTGGCAGCCGAATGTTTTGGTTCGACAAGCAGCATGAAGATGCATTGTACATGGATATTCGTGAAGAAGAATCTATATTGTGCGATGGTCGCCAATTAATCGTGAAGCCAGATGTTGTAGCTGATTTCCGCAACATGCCATTTGCGGATGAAAGTTTTCACATGGTGGTATTTGATCCTCCACATTTGGTACGTGCCGGAGAAAATTCGTGGCTCGCTAAAAAATACGGAAAATTGAATGAGGCTACTTGGCGCATGGATTTAATGCAAGGGTTTGACGAATGTATGCGAGTGCTAAAACCAAATGGTACCTTGATTTTTAAATGGAATGAGGACCAAATTACTCTACGAGAGGTTTTAGATTGCTTTGGCCACAAACCATTATTTGGGGATAAGCGTAGTAAGACACATTGGATCGTGTTTATGAAGTAGAGATAAATATTGCACAGGAGAGTGATTTGCATGTATCCGTTTTATATAGGTAAAGAAAAAGTATGTATTTTATCATGGAAACCTTCTGTTAATGATGTTTTTAAAGATGGTAAAACAAATAAATGGTATCGCGTAACAACAGTAATGGGCGGAAGAGGCAGAATATGTTGTGGGCGAGAAACGATAGCACCAGGTAGGTATGATTACTAAACGCTACGAAAGAAAATGTGCAGGAGGGGACATTTTGAATATCTCAAACGATAAATTAACTATTAAATATCAAACGGCAGAAGAATATTGCCGTTGTTGTAATCGAGAATTCAAAGAACTGGAATACGGTGAGGTTAGAGAGTTTGACATCACCTTAAAGCAGCTATTCGAATGGGCAGATTGGACAACCATTGACAATATTTATCACGAAGAAATAGAAAATGTAGTTGAAGAATATCTCCACAATACTATCTCGTTTTACAGTACAAGTGTCAATGAACGCATACGATTCTGTGATGGAGGCGTGGATAGGATTCAACAACTTGTATTGGTCGAAATCAAAAAGTTTAACTGAACAATTTGAGGATCGTGTCAGAAAGATTTTGTGCAGAAAAAAATGCGGTAATCGAAATCTACCGCATTAAATTCTCTTTTAATTTTATTGCTTCATTCACAATTCCCTTATGATATAAGCTTGGATTAGAAATTATTTTTTCAACGATTCCTAAGGTTTCTTTTTGAATCTGTGTAAATTTATTATTTTTTATTTCAAATTCAATTAGATATTCATTCCAAAATGTATCAAATTCTTTATGTGAAATTTTCATAACCTATCACTCCTTTGAAGAAAAGCTGCAGCTGTCAACTAGCGCCACAGCTAAGTGTGTGCGATACACTCAATACTAGTGTGTGCAAATTTAGGTTACCTATACATTAAAAAAGCCGCAGCAATTTGAGGGAAATGTAACATAAAAAAGCCACAGCGAAGGGAGTGACTGTGGCTTTAAAACAATAGAGAAAAATTTATAACAATATATATTTTGTACACATTTTGTTTATTTATGCATTAAAAAAGCCGCAGCGTGTTCAGACGCTACAGCCCAGAATTGGTTCATGCCCTTTAAGACTTGTTAGTAACAGTAGTATATCATAACTTAGGGGGCAAACCTAATGGGCAAACAAGGGCAAAGATTTTATGAAACAACAGAGGTATTGGAGTTTATCGATCGTTACTATCGCATGAAGAAAGCGTTGGGTATCACAGTAGAAAGTCCGTATGGTCATCTTACAGCGGACTACGATAACCTAGGGATGCCAAGAGGGTCCAACATCAGTGATCCAACAGGGAAACATGTAGAGTTTATTATTTCTGAACGAATGGCACGTGATTACCGCAGTAAAATAGCTTTCATCGATAATAGTGAGCAAGCAGTCACTAAGGAACGAGAAAAGATAGTTCTACACTGGAAGCTATCAGGCATGAAGACAAAGCACATCGCAGAGCTAGAAGATATTACAGAAAGACATGTACGTCGAATCATTAATGACATTGCACAAAGAATGTCCGAAATGTCCGTTATGTCCGAAATGTCTGTTGTTTCCTGAGAAATTGAGGAAAGTTGTATACTAAAGGGGAGGTCGGACAGGTAAATGTTTCTTCCCTTGGTATTTACAAAATCCTAAATATTAGGGAAAGACAGACCGACGACCGACCCGCGCTGAACAAATTTGTTCGGAGCATGACATACACGGCCGGCCCATATTTTTTAAGAGATTAGGTATCTAAATAATATAAAGGGCAAAAGGAGCTGATTAATATGTGAACTTCGTCCACTTTCCAAATATTTTTCAGTCAAACTTTCTAAGTGCACGGAAATGCACTAACACAATTTGCTTTCCAGTAATAACGCGGTGACGCTCTACCACGGTTTCAAAAGTGAGCACTCGACAATAGGGTTACCACAATATTAAATCTTCATTTTATGATAGAGGCTAGAATAAAGGAGTAGTGGCGGAATAGGTAGACGCAATGCAACGGTGTAGCTAATGGCTCTTGGTAATAGGGCGCTGAAGCTTCAGCAATATCGGGCGGAAACGAGATACCGTGAAATTTACCATACAAGGTGCAAATCCTTGTCTACTCCACATATTATTTATTCCTGTTTAGACAGGAACTATAAAGCATTGTAATGGCTGTAAAAAGCTTTATGGTGCTTTTTTTCTTTTGCTTTTAAAACTGCATCAAACAGCCAAAACACTTAATGATGAGAGGGCCGAGTTTGGTGTGGTTTTGAGAGCAAAAAGTTATTACATATATTTCATCTCCTGGTTTATGATTGGGTGGGAGGTGAATTTTATGAGTAAATGGATAGATGATCTATATAAATGTGCAGAAACATACAGTTTCCAAAAACGAACTTCTTCTGTTTTAGGAGTTAAAAAACTAATTATAGAAAAAATCGAAAAAATATGTGCTCCACTAAAGAATGTGGAAGGCATTGATTACCGAAACGAAGAAGACTTTATTTCTTTAGGAAACATCGAAGTAGAGTTTGAAGTAAACCATCTAGTTCCGAATTCGGATGAGGAAGAACTAATTATTTATAAAAAATATGTTCGCGGTAAAAACGATAAATGCACTATATATATTGGAGAGAAAAGAAGTTTAACGATATTCGGATCTAGTGGTTACGGAATAGATGAAACAAATATTGATATCCTTGTAGAACAGTTAATCTACGACGCATTCGAATGAATTACAAAACACCTACAAAAGTGGGTGTTTTTTATTTTATAAAGCAACTAGCATAATGGGGTGATGCCATTGGGAAAGTAAAGAAATTAACACCGAAACAACAAGCCTTTGCTGACTATTATATTGAGTTAGGAAATGCTACTCAAGCAGCTATTAAGGCTGGGTACAGTCAAAAGACAGCATATAGCATCGGTGATGAAAACCTGAGAAAACCTGAAATAAAATCCTATATTGAAAAACGGATGGAAGAATTAAAATCACAAAGGATAGCTGATCAGCAAGAAGTGCTAGAAACTTTAACTGCTGTGATGCGTGGTGAAATCCGTTCAGCAACTTTAATTGGTCTAGGTGGAGGCGAAGAAGATATCACGAACGATATGCCTCCAACAACTGCCGAGAGAATTAGAGCGGCCGAATTACTTGGGAAAAGATTTAAAATGTGGACTGACAAACAAGAAATTGAACACAGTGGCAATGTGAAAACGTCTGTAGATTTGAGTAATTTAACCACAGAGGAGTTGAGAGCAATTGCCAACTCTAAGCGCGGAACAGATTGATGTTTTAGCAAAAGAAGCACAAAAAGAGCTTGCCCGGCGTTCTTACCACGATTATGTAGAATATGTCCATCACGGTCACTATCAACATTATCCTCATACTCAAATCGTTTGTGATGAATTGCAAAAGATAGCTGATGGAAAGCAAAAGTTTATTCTTATTGAGATGCCACCTCGGCATGGTAAGTCAATGACAGTAACAGAATCTTTTCCGAGCTACTATATTGGTCGTAACCCAGATAAACGTGTTATCACTGCTGCATATTCTGATGGGCTAGCTACAAAGTTTGGGCGAATGAATCGTAATAAATTTAATGAGTTTTCCCACGAATTATTTGAAATTGAGCTATCTGAAGCTAATGCCGCTAATAAAGATTGGGGAGTGCAAGATAGACGTGGGGGAATGATCAGTACAGGTATTGGTGGTTCTATCACTGGTCAAGGTGCTGACCTAATGATTATCGATGACCCTATCAAAAACATGAAGGAAGCAAGCTCGCAATTAATCCGGGATAATATTTGGGATGAATGGGAAGCGACACTCTCTACTCGTTTACACGATGGGGCGTCAGTCATCGTCATTATGACACGGTGGCATGAGGATGATTTAATCGGACGGTTACTAACTCGTAGCCCGCGAAAATGGGTCAGGTTACGGCTACCTGCAATAGCAGAAGATGAAAATGATTTACTTGGTCGTAAACTAGGGGACCCTTTATGTAGAGAATTAGGTTTTGATGAGCAATGGGCATCTGATAAGAAAGCAGAGGTTGGAAGTCGTACTTGGAACGCTTTATACCAACAAAGACCTTCACCTGCAGGTGGTTCCATCTTTAAGCGAGACTGGATGCGCTACTATGTGCGTTCCTCTGAACAACATCGAGAATGGGGCTTATCAGATGATGTGGCTATTTTACCTATTAACTTCGACAAAATGGCGCAATCATGGGATTGTACCTTTAAAGGAACCGATACTAGCGACTTTGTAGCTGGTGGCGTATGGGCCCGCAAGAAGGCAAATTATTATTTGCTAGATGTCGAACATAAACGCATGGGCTTCGCTGATACCATGAAAGCAATTCGTACCATGGCCGATAGATGGCCTAATGCACGCTCTAAGTACATTGAGGATAAGGCAAACGGTACAGCAATCATTGAAATTCTAAAAGACGAAATCAGTGGAATAACACCTGTAAATCCCGATGGAGGTAAGGAGGCGCGCGCTAATGCGGTGTCTCCTCTTTTTGAGTCTGGAAACGTTTGGTTACCACATCCGAATATGTGTCCATGGGTAACTGATTTGATTGAGGAACTTGTTGCTTTCCCTAACGCTGCACATGACGACTTGGTAGATATGACAACGCAAGCATTAAATCAACTATATACAAGCAATTCTAATCCGTTAGAACGCTATAAAAACTTATTAGGAAAGTAGGTGAGAAAGATGAAAACAATAGACCAAGCTAAGCAATTCAAAGAGGACTTCATGCAGGGCAATGGCAAGGCGAATCAAAAAGATAAGTTGACCAGACAGGTTGCTGGTGTTGGTCGCAAATTATCTCACGATGAAATCACGAACTTATATGGTGATAGTCGCATTGTGCAAAACATCATTGATATACCAGCTGAGGACATGACTCGCAACTGGTTCACCTTAAGGATGGAAGATGAGCAATTAGCGCGTAACATTATGAGTAAACTTGCTGATTTAAATGCAAAGAAAGCATTCAAAGAAATGTTCACTTACGACCGTCTCAGAGGAGATGGCTTTATTAGTTTAGGGGTAACACAAGCTAATGCATTTGATTTAAGTGAAGAATTACAAACAGATAAATTGTGGTCAGTTGATTACTTACATGCTTTCAGTTCCATGAAGGTGAATGAATTCTTGATTAACGAGGACGTATTCGACAATAAATACGGACAATTAGAGCAGTTACGTATCAATCGTGCATCAAGCCACGGCGCCCAAACGCAAACAACCGAATCATCGGTACACGTCTCACGTTTGCTTCACAGCCAGACAAGGAGATTTGAAGGAGAAGCGCAAGGACGCTCTCTTTTGGAGCCGTTATACGACATTCTGACAGTGTTTGATACGTCCGTATGGTCAGTTGGTCAGATTCTTCACGATTTCACGTTCAAAGTGTATAAATCTAAGGATATTGAGAACTTATCACCACAGGATAAGCAACAACTATCCATGGTTATGGATTATATGTTCCGAACAGAAGCACTTGCATTTATTGCAAATGATGAAGAACTTACAAAACAAGGTACATCTGTATCAGGTATTAAAGATTTACTCGATTTTGTTTGGGATTTGCTATCAGGTGCTGCTCGAATGCCTAAAACGGTTATCAAAGGTCAAGAATCTGGCACAATTACTGGCGCACAGTACGATGTGATGAACTATTACTCTCGTATTGTTGCTGACCAAGAAAATGAGATGAAACCGCATTTAGAAAAGCTTATTCGTATGCTGTTGATGGCTGAAAAAGAGCTTGGTGGACGTATTGATCCTGAATCATTGGAGTGGGAGATACAATTCAACCCTCTTTGGAATGTCGATGCGAAAACGGATGCAGAAATTCGTAAGCTTGTTGCAGAAACGGACCAGATTTATTTACTCAATAATGTCATAATGGCTGACGAAATCCGTGAGGCGCGCTTTGGTCAGTTCGGCTTATCTGAAACACTTAAGTTTAGTGGCGATGAGGCAGACCTGAAAGCTATTGCGAATAGTGTCTATAAAGGCTGGAGTGGTAAGAATGGCTAAAAAAGTACTTATCACTCGTTTTCCTGATGCTGCAACAGTTAGTTATAGTCGAGCTATAGAAAAGATGATTACAGCGCTTGGTGCTGAAACATTAAAGATATTCGAAAAGTACATTGTTCCTCAATTAACAACGAGGCAAGATGCCGAGTACACAGAAGATGGCATTCTGGATGGAATTAAGAAGATGTTTTATTCGTTAAGAGACAAGGCAAATAAAATATTCACGACTACTAGAAATGAACGTGCTGCATCATCATTTGTGAAGAGCGTCAATCGTTTTAATAGGCACAATATTGAGCAACAAATGAAGGTGAAAGGCATTGGCCTTGTGGCTACAGAACCGTGGTTAAAAGACTTTATGCGCTCGAAAGTAGTGGATAACGTCGGTTATATTAAGACGATTCAAGAGGACTATTTCGATGAGATTGAGAGCATCGTCCATGATGGTGTCAAAGATGGTGCCTCAATTAAACATATACGTGAGCAGTTGATAAATCAGGTCGATATTTCTAAAAATAAAGCTCAATTCATTGCTGTTGATCAAGCTGGTTCCATCTTAGGACAAATGACAGCTCAACGTCATCAGAATATAGGGATTGAGAAGTTCGAATGGTATGACGCGGCTGATGAACGTGTACGTGATTCGCATAGAAAGCTTAGCGGAGAGACATTTTCGTATAGCGATCCACCAGAAGTGAATGGCAGAAAGGTTTTACCTGGTGAGGATTATCGGTGTAGGTGTGTAGCTTTACCTGTTTTTGATGATGAAGAGGAGGAAGATATATGAGTAAAAACACAGTAACACAAGAGCATATTGAGGAAATTATCGCTATTTCGTCATACGAGGTATTTCATCGAGTTCATGGAAAGCAATGTATAGTTGTCGCAAAGCTTCCTAATGGATTTACAGTCGTTGGTGAATCGGCTTGTGTAGATGCAAACAATTACGATGAACAAATTGGCTTTGATTTAGCGGTTAAACACATTAAAAGCCGATTATGGGAACTAGAAGGATATGCATTACAGAACAAGTTATCCTCCAACAAAACTTTAAGTAGTGTAACAGTAGATGTTCGGGCTGTTGGACTAGATTGGTTTAGTTTATTAGCCGATTTTATTGATCAGGTTGAAAAATGCGATTTTAAAGATAAACATGGTCATGACCTGAAAATGAATCAATCATATTTCAATTTAGTAAGTCCATTCCAGTCGTAGTCATACGGCTTTTTATTATGTCCAAGAAAGGGTGTTTTACATGGAAAATGGCTATAAAGATAAGTTGCATACGGGTGAAGCCGTTCTTACAGCGGAACAGTCCAAGGAGTTATTATCTAATATATGTTATGAAAAAACAGTTTATATTGGTGATGTTCACGTTACAGAATCTATCGAAGGTGCTGTAAACGATGTAATAAAGGTGTTAGAGAAAACTAATCCACCGGAAGTAAATAACATTACAGTAAATGTAGCTCCGAATGTAAATGTAGAAAAGGTTGTAGAACAAATTCGTAAGGTATTAGTTGAAGAAGTAAATAAGATCACCTAATCAAAGAACTAGAGAGGAGGTGAGAATTTGAAACTACAACGCTACGACACATCTTATATAAAAGACTACATGGAAACACCAGAAGGGTATCTAACGGTCAATGTACCGATTACTCGACCTGGTGTTTTTCCATATCAAAGACAAGATGGCACTGTTCAGATGGAGGCAAAACTGCCAGACGAAATCTTTAGTGACCGTACTATTCACTCAGCACGGTCAAAGCCTGTCACTGATGAACATCCTAATGAGCCAGTGACTATCGAAAACCACCAACAATATTCGAAGGGCATGAGTCATACCGATTCACGCGTTGAAGATCTCAAATTGTATGTGTCATTAACAATCACTGATAAAGATTTAATTCAAAAGGTTTATGATGGCAAACGTGAGATTTCCATTGGTTTTATGTCAGATGTTGTTGCCGAAAGTGGCGCATATAACGGACAAACATATGAATTTATACAACGTAACATTGAGATTAATCACATTGCTATTGTAGACCAAGGCCGTGCAGGTCCTGAAGTGGCTATTCGTTCTGATTCGGACGCATGGCAAATCGATGAAAAAGGAGGAAATACTGAAATGGTAAAAATCAAAATTGAAGGTACAGAATACGAGGTTGACCCAGCGGTAAAAGCGCACATCGATGCATTGAAAGCTAAAGAAGAGACAGCAAAGGTGAAAGGTGATAGTGCTGATGCGCTACAAGGTCGCCTCGATGCTTTAGATGTGACATTAAAAGCAAAAGATCTAGAAATTGCTACTCTAAAAGAAAAAGCTTTATCTGCTGATGAATTAGATAAGCAAGTAGAAGCAAGAGTGGCTCTAATTAACACGACACAACCTCTTTTAGGCGATTCATTTGATTTTACGGGTAAATCAGAGCGTGAGATTAAAGAGGCTGTTATATCGACTGCTAAGGCGGAATTTAAAGGTGATGGTAAGTCAGATGACTATATCAACGCCTTTTTTGATGCAACAGTGGAGCAAGTACAATCTACAGGCTTTTCTAGTACTGGTGCCAACAGTGCATACACAGGTGATGCTGGCGCAAATAAAGGTTTAGAAGAAATGAAAAATAAACGCTTAAACATGCGTAAATAAGGGGGAAATCAACATGCCTATTACAAATTATCCGGATTATATGCAACCTGCAGGTAAAGCTGGTCAAATATCGAGTTATCAAGACTATTTAGCAGACACGTACGCAGTAGAAACAACAGTACCTTTTGGTGCAGCAGTACAACTTAATGCCACTGGCACGGCAATTAAACCAATTGCTACAGGTGGTACAGTAATTGGTATTGCCTTAGCTCAAAATATACACGACTGGGTGGAAAAGAAGGATGACCAAAACTATCCTGTTGGTGAACCAGCAGCGATTGTAAAACGTGGTCGTATTTTTGTAGTTGCTGGTGGCGATGTTATCAACGGCCAAGCTGTCAAAGTTGATCCAGCTACTAAAAAGTTTACAGTAGATGGGGAAATTGCTATCAATGGTGCTGTATTCAAAGCAAATGCTTCAGCAAATCAATTAGTAGAAATCGAAATTAATTTACCTTAAGGGGGAATCTTTAGATGACAATTCAATCATATCGCGGAGATGCTTTAATCCGCCCACAAGACTTAAACGCAATTGACCAGCGCGTGTATGAACCACACGCTTCCGAATTAAAAGCACGTTCTATTTTCGCTTTAAAAACAGATATTCCAGCAGGAGCTAAAACTTATAGTTATGATGTTTTAACACGCTCAGGAGCTGCTAAAATCTTAGCTCCAGGTGCAACGGATGTACCTTTAGTAGACGCCGACTTAACGGAAGAAACGGTTAAAATTTATTCTATTGCTGCTGCATTCAATATTTCTGTTCAGGAAGTACGTGAAGCTCAAATGGCAAATCGTCAGATTGAAGTTACAAAAGCTGATACAGTACGTAAAGCTATTGCTGAAAAGGAGAATCAAATTGCTTTTTCAGGCGATAAAACTCACGGAATTAAGGGTTTAACAGATTCTGTAGGTATTCAAGTGTATGCAACTCCGCAAAACGAGGGTGGTACTTCAACGAAGTGGGCTGATAAAACAGGTGAGGAAATCGTTGATGACATTATCGAAGCAAAGTCTAAAGTTGATATGTTAAACGGCCATGAAGCTGATACATTACTCTTAACGCCTGATGCAAAGAAGCAACTTCAAAAGAAAGTATTCAACGAATTTACGAAGCAAACTGCTTTACAGTACATTCAATCTGAAAGCTTCTTTAAACGTATTGAAACGATTAATGATCTAAAAGGAAAAGGTTTAGCTGGCACAGATTGCTTTGTCGTTTTAGATTCTTCGCCTGATGTTGTAGAACTTGGTATACCGTTAGATATTATGCGTCATCCACAAGAATACGCATTTCCAAATACAAAAGTGCCGTTTGAAGAACGTACCACTGGTTTAATCATTCGTTATCCTATGGCTATTTGCCGTGCAGATGGCATTTAAGGAGGGGTTTTTATGTTAGTACAAAACAAAGGAAACCATTCTTATCAAGCTAACGGTCTTACACTTGTTCCTGGCACAAATAAAGTAGACGAGAAGGAGTTTGAGAGATTTATTTCTCATCCATTAATGAATCATTTAGATAAAAAAGGTGAATTTGTGTATGGTAGTGAAAAAGCAAAGCCTTCTGCTAAAGAACTAATCGCTATGATAGAAGATGCGTTTGACGTTGATATGTTAGAAGCTTTGAAAGCCGATGAGGACCGTAAAACAGTTTTAGATGCAATTGACAAACGTATTGAAGAATTAACAAATCCCGAAAAATAGGAGGGATTCACATGCTATTAACATCGATTGAACGTATTCGCATGCTTAGTGATGAATTTGCTTCAATTTCTGATGAAAGATTAACAATGTACATTGAGGATGCCTCTTCGGAGGTGTCCTTTTTAAATGCACCTGAGCAGTATCAAGAACGATTGACGCGCTATTTAACAGCTCATCTAGCGTCACTTAGTATTACTAGCCAACAAACAGTTATTCGAGAAAAGGTAGATGTAATTGAACGTCAGTACAGTGATCCAAGTAAAAACTTCGGTTTACTTGCTACTAAATATGGTCAAGAATATCAACGCATGTTGGAAGAGTTAGAAGAACAGTCAGGACCGAAGAAATCAATTAATTTGGTGGTGTTGTAATGTGTAGTGTGCGAATAACGAGTAATAATCGAATTCCTCAAATTACACAGTCATTACAAGAACTTGGTGGTTTAGGTGTAGAAGTGGGAATTTTTGGGAGTGATGATTCTTTCTATGCCATGATTGCAGGTGTTCATGAATTCGGTATAACGATTCGTAAGGAAACAGGTTCAATTGTGATTCCAGAACGGTCTTTTTTACGTTCTACTTTTGATGAAAACAATAATAAATGGGTTAATTTCATGAAGAAACAAATCCCGAAATTATTAGAAGGTCAAATTAGCGCACATGCATTATGTGAGTTATTAGGTACTCGAATGGTAGCAGATATACAAAAGAAAATCACAACATTAAACACTCCACCGAATGCAGCGTCAACAATTAGTGCAAAAGGATCTAGTAATCCACTGATTGATACAGGTGGTTTGCGTATGCGTGTTACGTATAGGGTGGTGTCCATTTAATGCCTGAATTAATGATTTTTAAACCTGTTATAGATGCGCAAGGTGTGCCGTTCATTGCTCATTTAAGTTCGTCAGGTGATTATATTGATGGTGAGTGGGTAGAAGGCATAACAGCACCAGTTGAGCTAACAGGCGTTATTTTACCTCTTGTGGCAGGTTCAAAAAGTGTTGGTGAAGCACTAAGTTTTATGGAAAACGGCAAATACACCACAAAAGAGAAGAAATTACTTACTACTGCGCAAATTCCAAGTGGTACTTTAGCTGAATACAAGGGGCAAAAATACACCATTCAAGCTTTTACGGATTACACAGAATACACAGATGTTCACATATACATCATGAGGTGGCGCGAGAAATGATTACTAAGATTAAAGCTATCAGGCGTCAGTTAGCGAGTGATTGTACAACTACAATTATCCGCGCTGATCAAACAGGGGATTTACCTATATTGCCATACGCAACCTACAAAATCATAGGTGATCGTAAAGGCACTGGCCGCGAAGATGTATCTTATGTTTCTAAAACAGATGCATTAGAGGAAACACGAGTTGAAGAACGCAACGCTACAATTTCATTTAACACATATGGGACTACGCATGACAACTCATTTGAAGTGGCTACAAAGTTACGAAAATGGTTTGTTTTGGGTGGTCCTTTATATTTGGATGAATGGAATGTGGCGATTGTGAGCATTTCAGATGTGCAAAACCGTACAACATTCCTGGTCGATTCATACGACGAGAAATGGGGCTTTGATGTGATTATTCGCTATCTAGATACCGATGAACACGAAATCGACTACTTCGACAAAGTTGAAACAGAAATTATTAGAAACAGGGAGTGATTTTATGTCACGTTTCGTAACGGTCAATATTACGCGCGAGACGAAGCCAGTTAGTGAGAAAGGCTTTGGGTTACCGTTAATGCTCGCAACTAATAAAGACCTAGAATACAAGATTTACACAGATATCAGTGAGGTTGCAAAAGACTTTGAAGCAACAACACGTGAGTATAAGTTAGCTCAGCGTATGTTCGGCCAGTCACCAAAAATCAGAGAGCTTGCGTGTTATGGCACCTCGTATGTAGCTGAAGCAGATGATGTCACAGTATTAACGAATGCAATGAATGAGTTAGTGCAAATCAACAACGAATTTTTCTATCTTGTATGCCCTGAAAACGGCGATAAGGAAATTAAGACACTCGCTGAATGGATGTCTACACAAGAAAAATTCTATGGAGCGACTACACAAAACATAGCACTGGTTGAGGAATTGACAGGTATGTACGAAAATACTTTCTTATCAGTACATGATGATCCAGAGGCGTTTCACGGAGAAGGTTTAATTGCTCAAAGCGCACCAAAAGAAATTGGTTCATATACTTGGACGTTTAAACAGATTAATGGTGTTAAAGCAGCCAAGTTAACAAACGCTGAAATTAACGCAGTTATTAAAAATAATGGCACTACTTGCATTAATGAGATGGGCATTCTTTTAAACGCTTCTGGGAAGGTACTAGGTGGCGATTACATCGATGTAGTGCAATCAGATTACTTCTTACGAGCTAGGTTACGTGAAGATGTATTCAGAAAACTTGCAGTGGTGGAAAAAATGCCATACACAAATGAAGGTATTGCTCAAATCGTTGATGTGATGGATACACGATTCAAATCGGCATTCCGTCAAGGGATTATCGCCACAAATGATGCTGGGGAGCCGGATTACACAATCACCTACCCACTTCGTTCGGAAATCCCTAAAAATACTATTGCACAACGAATTTTACCAGATATTAAATTCCGATTAGTGATTGCAGGTGCAATTGAAAAAGTAGAAATCAACGGTGTTCTTACGCTGTAGGAGGTGCAATTAATGGCAAAAAACGTATTCAATTTTAAAGATACAGTCGGGATTGTGGGAGGCATTATCCTTACTGGCTATATGGATGGAACGCCTATAGAAGCCGAGAAAAACGAAGATACCTACTCACAACATGTAGGTGCAGATGGATCAGTATCTTATAACGAGTCAAACGATGAAACAGGTACTTTTACTGTTACTCTAAAGCAGGATTCCAGCGTTTTATCAGCACTAGAAGGATTAAGGAAATCAAAAGAGTCGTTCAATGTTTCTTTCACTGATACAAAACGAGGTAAACGCGTATCGGGTGAAGATTGTCGTTTTCAAAAGAATGCTCCCTTTAGTCGTGGAGCAGAAATAGAAGGCGTAGAATACTCAATCTTAGCAGCACATTACAAGGAGGATTAATAAAAATGGCGTTTACACCAAAAACAAAAGAATTTACATCTGAGGCAGGTAATAATTATACATTTCAAAACGTACCCAATTCCAAACAAGCTGAAATTATTGATGATGGTACAGGGTTACATGGGAAAGTTCTGAATTCAAGAATGATGCCCTTAATGTTAAAACATGTGGTAGTTATTCCAAATGAATTAAAGATGGATGATTTTGATACATGGGAAGAGCTAGAAGAGGTCACTAGCGAAGCCTTTCAATTTCTTCGAACAAGACAGTAATAAATTAAAAAATCTTTCAGGGGTGCAAAGCATCCCTTCTTTTTATGAAAAAGCAGTAAGTGAAAAATGGTGGAAATACGTTATTGGTTTCCATTACAAAATTGATCCCCATTCAGTAGAGCAATGGGATAACGATACAATTTTAGAAACACTTGCATCCTTAAAAGTGTTAGGGGTGATTAAATGAGCAGTGTACGCGATATGTACGTAGGGATTAGTGTCCGTGATGAAGCTACTAGAAGTTTAACTCGTATTGATAACATGATAAATAGCATCGAAAACAATTTCCGACGATTCGGCAGTAACATTAATGGTTCTTTTCGAAGTATGAATGGTTTAAACTCACGGATTGATTTATCTGCTGATAACATGCGCACTTTACAACAATATACAAGTCGATTAGAACAAGAAATGTCTGAAGCTCGTAATGAAATGAATCGCATGACTGAACGGATTCGGGTTGCTGAACAGGAAACAGAGGACTTACGCAATGAGATGCAACGTGTTAATAATCAAGTAAACAGTGCTAATAAATCTATGGGCATTTTCGGAAGCACAGCTAGTAAAGTTGTGGGAATTCTAGGCGCGGCTTTTGCTGTGGATAAAATTAAAGACTTTGGAATTTCATCTATTGAATTAGCAGCAGGAACACAAGCATTAAGTTCTCAATTTGATCAAGTGTTTACAGGTATACAAGATACAGCTAGCACTAGCTTAAATGATATTGCGGAAGAAACAGGCGTTGTCCCAGATCGTTTGAAAAGTAGTTTTGTGCAAATGGCTGCGTTCGCTAAAACAACTGGTGTAGATACAGCCGCGGCGTTATCTTTAACTGAACGTGCGACATTAGCTGCGGCGGATAGTGCAGCCTTTTATGACCGATCAATAGAAGATGTTACTGACAACATTCAATCATTCTTAAAAGGAAATTTTGAAAATGATGCTGCATTAGGGATTTCTGCAACGGAAACAACACGAAATACTAAAGCAAACGAATTGTATGGTAAATCATTTAAAAAGTTAAGTGAATCACAAAAACAATTAACCTTACTGGCTATGGTCGAAGATGGAAACAAAGCAGCTGGGGCAATTGGTCAAGCTGCTCGTGAATCAGATGGGTTTGAAAACCAGGTTGGTAATTTAAAATCTGCATGGGATGGTTTGAAGGGAACTTTAGCTACTCCGTTCTTAGACAGTGTTACAAGTGGTTTAGGTTCTTTAACCACAAAACTTCAAAACGTTGATGCTGCAAAGCTAGGGCAAAACCTAAAGTCGACAGCAGACACAATTATGAGTGTTGCAGTGCCGGCATTCGATGGGTTAAAGAACGGTTTAGGTTGGATTAAAGATAATAAAGATACATTAATAGCTGCTACAGCTGGTATTGCAAGTGGATTTGTGGCGTTGAAGGCTATTACTGTTGTAAAAACAGCATTAGATTTATATAAAAACAGTACCATTATATCTACTATTGCGACTCAAGGATTTAATGCGGCTTTGAGAGCAAATCCTATAGGGATGGTAGTAACAGCCATTGGATTGTTAGTAACAGCAGGGGTGTACTTGTATCAGAATTGGGATACTGTCAAAGTAAAAGCTGGGGAATTATGGGCTAAAACAAAAGAAGTATTTGGGGGCATTTATGATTGGGCTGCTCAAAAGATACAGCCAGTAACAGGCTTTTTCAAAGGACTCTATGATAAATTCATCGACTTTAAAAACGCAATCACTAACTTTAAACCGCCTGAATGGGTTTCAAAAATTGGCGGTGCAATAGGGAAAGCTGCTGGAGCAGTTGGTAATTTTATCAGTGGTTCCCATGCAACTGGTCTTGAACGTGTACCCTACGATGGCTATGTAGCTGAATTGCATAAAGATGAGGCTGTTTTAACGGCAAGCCAATCTAATACATTACGACGTTCAGGGATTTTAAGTCAAGGTGGTTCTGGCACACCAGAATTGAATCTAGATAATAATGCCAGCGTAACATCAACAATGCCTCAACCATTAAGTAGTGGAAACAATACCACTAATAATACTGGCGGAAATCAATTTATCTTTAATATTTCTGGTAATAATCCAATTGATATTGCTAAAGAAGTACGCGAAATTATTAGCGATATTATTGATACTGAAATGCAGACAATATAGGTGGTGATAGGGTTGCCGTACATTAAAGATGTATTAATCGATGTAATAACAAAAGTGTCCATGCCTGAGTCGTCTACGACAACTGATCATGCACTTGAAGATGGTGAACAGATTACAGATCATGTGATAAGCAATCCTATCACCATCTCTATTACAGGGGTAATACTTGATGAAACTGAGGAAAAGAAGTTAAAGCTCCGTGAATATAGAGAAAAAGGTGAAATCATAGATTTTGACTATATGACATCTTTGAAGCATGTTATTATTACAGATTTTAGCCGTGATTATGAAGCTAAAATAAAAGATGGTTATGCTTTTACCATGACGCTTAAGCAAATAAAGGTAGCAAAAGTCGCTAAGTTTGTCAGTGTTTCTGTTCCGGTTAAACAGCAAACAAAAGCTGTTACAAACAAAGGACGGCAGCAGACCAAGAAAACTCAAACATCATCTACCAAGACTACAAAGCAGAAATACAATCCACCAGTAAAAACTAAAGAAATAAGAAGAGGGGGCTCGATTCCAATATGATTGAATTTGATGAATACATTGATATAAATAAAGATGAAATTCCGTATTCGATGGAAATTGAATTAGTTGGTGAAGTATTTGAAATGGAACTCAATTACAACAGAGCTCATGATTTCTTTACGGTTGATTTATTTAAAGATGGTGAGGCGCTTGTGATTGGAGAAAAGATAATATTAAACCGTCAGTTGTTCCGTAATTGTATAAATTTAGATTTGCCAAAAGTACAAATAATTCCAAAAGACCGTGCAGGGGTTGCTGATAGAATCACTTTCGACAACCTTAATGAGACGGTCTTTTTATATGTAGGTGAATCAAATGAGTAATTTATACATGCGCAAATCCACTTTTTTAATCAGTGGCCGAGAAATTACAGACCCACTTACTATCAAATTTAGCGTACCTTTTGGTGATAATGATAAAGTGGATACTATCGACATTCAGGTGTACAACCTAAAAGATGAAACAATCAATGCAATCACTACTAATAAAGCAGCCATCTTAAGCGCTGGTTATGTTGATGATAATGGTGTTATTTTCAGTGGAACCCTAAAGAAAAAGGAAACGAAGTGGGAAGGCCTAGAAAAAATAACGACCTTCAAATGTATTGATTGCACTTTAGACTATACCCAAGGTGTTATTAAAAGAACGTATGGAAGAAATACACCAGCATCATTAATACTAAGGGAACTTGCAATTGATGCTGGTCTTGCAATCGGAGATATTGATTTACCAATTGATTTTATTTATCGTTCAGGCAAAGTTCTCAATGGCAAAATTAAGATTCTTGTATCTGAAATTGCAAAAGATTGCGAGGCGAAGTTGCATATTAATAAAGGACGTATGTATGTACGTAATCGCTCTAAAGGCGATAAATTAGGACTCGATATTTCAAAGGATACAGGCTTAATTGATGAACCAGAGGAAATCGAAGAAGAAGTAAAGGATGAGAAAAAGTCCAATACAACTAGTCCTAAGAAGAAACTGAAAGGTTACAAAATAAAAATGCTGTTAAATCATAAAATCACAACGGATGTCATTATTAAACTTACTTCAAGAAAGGTTAGTGGCGTTTTCCGTGTATCAAAAGGTGAGCATAAAGGAGATACATCAGGAACAGAGTATTACACAGAGTGCGAGGTGGTGCCGGTGTGACAAAAACATCAATGACTCAATTTGTGAGTGAATCTATTGATGAAAGTTTGATGAATATGAATACATGTCTAATTTGCGAAGTTTTAGAGGTAGATATGAACTTGTTTAAAGCTGACGTGCTACCTCTTAATGACCCAGAAGCAACACCGATTTTAGATGTACCTATAGCATTTCATCAAACAGATCAATTCGTTATTCAAATACCATATAAAAAAGGTGCTACAGTCCTAGTTGCATGTTCCCAAGCAGATATTGATCCACTTATGTTCGGGGGAGGTAAGGCTGCTAGTCGAGCATTTAGTGCAAATGACGCGCTAATCATAGGAGGTATTAATTACTTCACTAAACCTATACAAAATGAGCATCCTGATGATCTAGTCATTGGTACAAAGGACTTTGCTACAAAAATTGTTCTAAATGAAGTCGGGGAAATAAGTATAAAATCATCGAAATTCAAAGTGGAAGCCGATAACATCGAATTTGTTGGCGGTACTATCACTGCTAATGGAGAGGATTTAACTACGGACTCAGTGTAGGGGGGTTAAGATATGCATACACTTAAATATAACGAAGATGGTGACTGGGTATTAAATGAGCTAGTGCATGGAGATGACCAGCTTATTCAAAATTTAAAACATTTGTTGCGTACTCGTGTAGGTGAATGGATGTTTAATGATAATCATGGTTTCCGTAGGGCTGTGATTGAGCAAAAATCACCTAACAAAAAACAGATTGTGCAGGCTATGCATGATTGTTTATATCAAGAGCCACGCATAGCTGAGGTATTGAGTGTTGAATACGATTTCAATCGAATTAAGCGCCATTTAACCATTTATTTTAAAGCACGTACGACAACTGGTAGCGAAATAGGAGGTGATGCTGTTGTTAACCAGGTTTGGGTTTAAACGTAAACGAACAGCCAACTATTTGCCCGAAATTCAAGAGATGGCCCGCGAATTATTTGGTGAGGATGTGGACTTATCTGATAATACTCCACTTGGCAAAATGATTTATTTACAAGCTCAGCAACGAGCAGAGGACAACGAGGAACTTGAACAAGTTTATAATGCACGTTTTGTTGATACAAGTGAAGGTGCCTCATTAGAAACTAATGTTATGCGTGTAATTACACGCAAACGATGGATTAAAGCAACTGGTGAGGTTATCGTCAATTTAGACAAAGGCGCAAAAATCAATATAGGTGATTTATTTCGGACAAAGTACAATGTGTATTTTAAAGCGTTAGAGGCCATAGATGCTGTGGAAGATGGTAACTACCGATTAAGTGTAGAGGCCCTCGAATATGGCGCTATAGGTAATGTAGAACCTAATGATATTTCTATTATAGTAAACCCCCAATCAGGCATCAATTCGGTAACGAATCAAGATGCTTTTTTTAATGGACAAGATGAAGAAATGGACGAAGAATTGCAAGATCGTTATTACGAATCATTGGGAAAGTTAGGCTCTAGGCGCATTGAATCTATTGAAGCAAATGTACTTGATGAAGTTGAAGGAGTACGTGCTGCTGTTGTGATTGAAAATGACACAAATGTTGAAGATGCAGATGGTCGGCCACCTAATTCATTTGAAACGGTTGTATTAGGTGGCCTAGATAAAGACATTGCAATGGCTATTTTCCGTAAAAAGGGCGGAGGGATTCGTGCGTATGGATCAACTATTTTTACTTATACAGACAACAGAGGGATTGTGCATGAAATAGGCTTTACACGCGCTTCAACCGTCACTGTTTATGTAAAGGTTTATATCAAAAAAGGCAACCAATTCCCGATAAATGGTGACGATTTAGTCGTCGCACAAATTGTTAAATATATTGGCGGAACATATAACAACGAACTTTATCCTGGTGTAGGCATGAGTAAAGATGTCGTTTGCACAAAAGCAGAGGCTCGCGTTTTATCGATTGAAGGGGTAGATGATGTAAGGGTAGAGTTTTCAACAGATGGAATTTCTTTTGAACCGCGTAATGTAGTCATTGCATTTCCAGAAGTTGCAGAAACTGACGAGAGCAAAATTGAGGTGATGAACCTTGTCTAATCAACGATTGCAGACATTACTTGATCGGATGCCTCGTCAATATGCAAGGAACGAGGATAGTAATAACTATAAGCTCCTAAAAATAATTGCGGAAAATAGTGTGGAGAACCTCGCTATACAACAAACCATTTTAAAGTATTGGGATGTAGATCAAGCTGAGGGGTACGGGTTAGATAAACTTGGGAAAGATGAGGGCATTTTTCGTGGTAGCTGGGATGATGAAGAATATCGAAAAATGATTAAAATCCAATGCATTCTTAATCTTTCAGAAGGTGATATTGACACCATGAATCAAATCATGGATGCCTATATGGGCCATGATTTTATTGGCTTTGAGGAAGGTTGGCGAGAGTTTGAGCCAGCTACATTGTTACTTAACGTCCGTGCATCTGCTAAAACAATACCTGATTCCTTAATCAAGAAAATTAAGGTTGCTGGTGTTGGAATTTATATTTTTTTAAATGAATTAAATGAGTTTTTGATACTCCACGGTAGCACTTATGCATGGCAAATAAACCATAAAATTTGTGGTCGTTTTAAAACAGCAAAAACTCATGGTGTGTTAGGCAAGGAGATATTAAGTGTGTCAGATGTATCTTATGGATTTATCACAAACACGCGTATTTGTGGACGATTTAGAGCAGGAGGTGTAAGGAATTGAGTGAGATACAACCATTAATGATAGATTTAGTACAACAATTTTTAAGTAATCTTGTAGTGGGAGCAAAAGTTACTATTGATGGTGTTGTTTACGACAAAGAAATCTATCACACTAGCACAAAATATGGACTAAGAAAGTATGTAAAGCTGTCGATGGAGCAAGGTATAGTAACACGTGCAGCTTTAGTCGATAGTTATGGGCGAGAGTTGTATGTGAAAACAATGAGCTATCAAAAGGGAGCGCAGGGATATGTCATTGCATTTCCTCTACAACTTGAAGTGAAGGAAGTGAAAGTAAATGAATAAACTAATGAATGGTGAAATACCTTTAAATTTTAAGGTTAATCCATACAATCGTATTCAATGGCATGACGATGTAGAAGATCCAGTTACTGGTGAAATCATCGAAGAAGGCACACCTTTTATGTCTGAATACGCTAATAACTTCGAATGGGGTATTTTTAATGCATATCGTTTCTTGAATGAAATGTATCGGCAATTGGAACGTATGCGGGTGCAGATGGAGTTAGATGGCCGTGTACCAGGTAACAGCGGAACGTTCGCTGATACCTTGGATGGCAGCACAAACAAGATCATGCTAGACAAAGCAAAGACAGATATTATCGAGGCTGTCGCTATAGGTACAACTACTTTGAAAGTGGCAAGCATAACAGGATTTTCAACTTTTACACAGGTGACTATATACGATGATGAGCATAGCGAGGATGTTGTAATTACTGAGATTGGCACTGGCACAATTAAAGTACAGGCTCTTAAAAATGCATACAAAAAAGGCGCTAAAGTGGCTCGTAGTAATGTCCAAATTGATACTGTTAATGCTGAAATGGGTGTCGGTGATTGGCGGACTTACAACGTGGAATTAGTGGAGGTGGTGTAAGGATGGTTCAATTAAATACTTTACCAGCTGGCAGTATTATCAATTTCGCCGGAAGAAATTGGGTTTTGCTTAATCCATCTCTTGGGTTCATTTACATGAAAGATAGTTTAACAAAATTAGCATTTGATACGGGAGGTTCGCAATATTTTACACCTAGTGACAACAGAAATATAGGTTATTACTTAAATACAACCTATTACAACACCCTTATAGAAGTGGAAAAAGACTTAATTGTTACTAACTCTTGGGGTATAGGATCACTTAGTGTTACAGAGGGAGGGGTTGGAACTTCTACCCCTAGCTTGACATTGGCTCAAATGAAAGCGCAAGAGGATGGCAATTTACAGAGCGCTAAAATAGGATTGTTATCAGTTTCTGAGTGGAGAAGTTACTCGAAAGCCTATAATAAAAGTACGGGAATTATAGATGCCCCACTTGCTGCTACAGCAGGGACTAGATTACGTACGCCAGCGAGTGGTTCGGGAACGAATGTGTGGTCTGCAGGGGAACAGAACGGACTGTTAAGTAATACTGTAGATACAAAGTTGGCTACATCTATTTACCCAGCTTTAAAATTAAAACCTACAGCAAATGTTGTAAACGGGATTGTTGTTGGTAATACTGTACCGACAGTGTCATTGACTGGTCCATCTGAAAATCAAACTTTGTATGAAAACGACACATTCAATATTTCGGGAACAGCCCATGATGCTGATGCAGACCAATCCGTCACAGCATATTACCAGGTAAATAGCGAACCAAAAAAAGTGTTAGCAACAAATTTGAGCCAAACGCAAATCGCTTTATCTAAGCAACTCACATTTAAAGCTGGCAAGCTATATGATGGTGAAACGGCTATAACAGGTAGCTTGGCAGATGGGATAGCCCATAAATTAAAGGTTTGGGCCGAGGATAGCGAAAAAGCATCTTCAGCAATCGTTGAAAAATCATTTTATGTCGTGCCTAACAGAGCACCTTTACTTTCAGTGGATGCTGTTGTGCCGTCCGGTGTAGTTGATGCCGATAAATTTAAAATTAGTGGTACATCATCAGATCCAGACGCTAATTCAAGCGTCACAGTAACAAGACGAATCAATAATGGTAATAGTGTAGAGATTTATAACGGTCCTGGTGGAGCATGGGGATTTGACATATCACTCGCTCAACTAGTAGTTGGGGCAAATACGATTGTCGTTGAGGTAGTTGATAACTATGGTGCAAAAGCGAGCAAGACCATAACATTAAATAAAAATGAAGTGAAATCGCCTATTTTGCAATCCGTAGCTCGCTATAAAGTCGAGCCTCCTAAGGGTTCAGCGAAAGGCGTTTTATTATGGGTTCAGAGAGAAGAAGAAGTTGATTTAACCGTTGAAATTTCAATGACGTTAAAAGGCGAGCAGGAATCTTATGTTCCTCTTATAGCTACAAATACAGCACCTGTTTATGAAGGCGTATTAGAAGATGAATTTTACCATGAAACGTTAGAACCAAAGGACAATATTATTCTCAAATTTACTACTGCCAGACCAAACGTAAATATCGACAATAAAATCTATCTAATCATGGGGGTGCTTGAATAATGCAAAGACGAAAGAGATTGCCAGATGGTTCATTAGGCGAACTAGAAAAAGTCGGTTCAATACCTACAACTGAAGAACAGGTTATGTCACTAGGTGAACAGTTAGCGCAAGAAAAAGTCAAAAATATTCAAAAAGACCTCCTTATTAACAATCTTGGTTCACAGTTAACTCAGTTAAAGCTTGATTTCATTTCAATGAAAGGCGGTGGTGAATGATGGAATTTTGGCAAATTGCTTTTATATCAAGGTGGGTAACGGCTGCACAATTACGAATTGCAGTAAAAACCGAAGCTAATCCATTTGGAGAGATTACTCCTAAGCAGTACAAGGAAATTACAAAGCAGGATTTTGAAACACAAGCAGAAGCTTAGCGTTATTTTTATTGTCTAATTTAAAAGGGAATCCTTTCTTTTTGTCGAATTTGGTAACTAAAAGGGAGATGATAAGAATGAATATATCGGTAAATTATATTTATAATGCTAGTATAAATTCTTCGATAGAAAAAGGTTTCGAAATAATGTATTTTGATGATTACTCTTATGATGATTTAGAAGATGGTACTTTGGAAGAGCGTGTATTGATTGATTTAATTATTAATGATTTAAAAAGACGATATGGTTATTACAGTATAAAAGTTACTGGAATTTCTGAATTATAAGCACTCTCAACTGAGGGTGCTTTTTATAATGCGCTGCGAGAGCAATCGAGATGGGCAACAGTACATGTTACTGATTCTCGATGCTTCTCATGGCTTTTTATTTTAACTTAATAGGGCAAAGGGTGATGGTAATTGACAGTAGAATTAGGCATTGTATTAACGATTTTATCTTTAGTTGTGGCGGTGCAGGGGTATCAGCTCAACAAGACTAAAAGTATTAAGGATGATGGCAAGCAGACGGCTGAGGTAAGTGCACAACTCCAATATATCAGTAAAGGTGTAGATGATATTCGGATTGATATAAAAGCCAATGAAAAACAGGTGCAGGTGCTTACTGAACGGGTAACACGTGTAGAAGAATCGCAAAAATCATTTCATAAACGATTAGATAAAGTGGAGGGAAAATAATTATGAAAATCAATTGGAAAGTACGTTTACAACACAAACCGTTTTTGGTGTCACTATTCGCCTTTATATTATTACTAGCTCAACAAGTTTCAGCAGCATTTGGATATAGTTTACCAGAAGCAGTTGGCGAACAAGCCACTGCTATTTTTAATACCATTTTGAGCATTTTAATTTTATTAGGTATTGTAGTGGACCCGACGACAAGTGATGTGAGTGATAGTGAAAAAGCTTTAAAATACCACAAACCAAAGGATGGTGAGCTGTAATGACTTACACTTTCAAACAAAATTTATTACCATCCAGCAAGTATGGAATCAAAGCACCATACGCAATGACACCACAATACATCACTGTTCATAACACGGCAAACGATGCTTCAGCAGCCAATGAAATTAAATACATGTTGAGTAATAACAACGAGGTATCCTATCACATTGCTGTGGATGACAAAGAAGTTATACAAGGTATTCCGTTTAATCGTAATGCTTGGCATTGTGGGGATGGGCAAGGTGCTGGTAACCGTCAATCAATCGGTATTGAAATATGCTACAGCAAAAGTGGTGGTGCCCGTTATACAGCCGCAGAAGAAAATGCAGTACAGTACATTGCTCAATTGTTAAAACGGTATGGTTGGGGCATAGACAGAGTGAAACAACATTTTTATTGGTCCCAAAAGAATTGCCCGCACCGCATAAGAGTAGAGGGCCGTTGGAACAGCTTCTTGAAACGAATCGAACAGGCAATGAAGCCAACAACGCCAACACAACCAAAGGAGGAACCACAAATGACAAATACACTAACATCAACAGCCAAAGATGATTTAAAAGCACTATTAAAAACGACATATCAAAAAGGAATTTTAAAAGTTGACCATAGCGATAAAGTAGGCTCTATGACAGATGGTGAAGCATTAGGATATCTGATTTCGGTGGTTAAACGAACATTATAAAACATCAAAGACCATGTATTACAAAAATTTGTATATACATGGTCATTTTTTATTGCTTTATAAGATATTTAGTTATATAATAAATACAAGAACACTTGTTCTATTTTGTGTAGCTGCTCAAAGTCTTTAAAATAAATGTTTACATATTTATAAAACAATCACATTTATATCAAAAAATTACCACTTTTTTACCATGTTGCAGTGTAATATTGTACAAAAAGAGGTGGAATTATGAAATGAAAGTATTTATGCCTAGAGAATTAGATCGAGACAGAATTAATGAATTAATGATAAATGTATTGGATTCGGAGAAAAAACCACTATATAAACAAGTTGAACTAGATTTTACGACTCTAAAATTTATACAACCTGCTGGTGTGGTTGCGCTAGATAACATGATCGAATGGCTATACAAAAGAGATGTTAGGGTCGATTTTACATATTACACAAATATTGTGGATAAGTATCATCCCATAAAATACTTGGATGATTCAGGTTTTTTCGAAAAGCATCTAGGGAAGAGGTTAGTCAAAAGTGCAACTTTAAGATCCACTACAATTTCACTTCAAAATGTTGCATATGAAGAAAGTTTCAGTTGGTTACAAAATACATTTACTCCTTGGTTAGCACAACAACTAGGAGTTAAGAAAACAACCTTAGGAAATATAGAAATGTGTTTAGGAGAAATTTTTAACAATATCAAGGATCACTCTTCAGAAAACATAGGATGTTTATACGCTCAGCATTATCCACAAAAAAAATTACTGACTTTTTGTATAGCAGACTTCGGAGTGGGCATACCTTATAATATAAAAAGAGTTTTTCCAGATTGTTCTGATTCTGAAGCTTTATTACATGCCATAGAGGAAGGTTTTACTACAAAAACATCTCCTAGAAATTTAGGAGCCGGTTTGTATACAATGATTAAAAATATTGTTATCAATCTAAAAGGTTCTGTACACATAAATTCTGGGTATGGTATATTGAATGTGTATTCTGATAAAGGTGCTATAGTGACGGATCCTTTTCATTCCGACGGATTTTATCCAGGTACATTTTTAGAATTCAACATCAATACAGCTGAAGTGGAAAAAGAAGATCTAGAAACCGAAGAAGAGGAGGAGTTCGAATGGTAATTGAAATTATGGATCATGTAGAACGTTGTTACTCCAATGACGATGGAAATGTTATTTTCCTATTGATTAAGGAAGCGTTTGATCAAGGAGAACATGTTACAGTGTCATTTTCAGGTGTTAACAGCATTACTTCAAGTTTTACAAATTCAGCCTTTATTGAGTTGATTAAAGAATTTGACATGAATTATGTTAAAAGACATTTATCTTTTGTGAATTCAAATAAATCAATAAATACAATGATAAAGGACAGATTTGATTTTTTCTCAGATAGGCAACTGTCGTGTGTTTAGAGAAAAAATTAAAGACTAGGTACTCAATTAATTTTGATCCTAGTCTTTTTTTATTGTCAAACAAAGAACAAATGTTCTATAATATAAATAAAAAGAACAAACGTTCTTTTTCTGAGGAGTGTTGATAATGACTTATACAGCTGTTCCAAAGCCAACTAAAGGATTCAAACAGAAGAAATTAGAAAAATCATCAAGAGTTGCTCCTGCACCACCAAAAGAGAAAAAACATTTAGACCGCGATGAATTTGACCTAGAAGAAATCGCAAATGCTCTAACTGAAGCCAAAGAAGAAAATAAATACAAGGTCTTTTCGATATACAAAAAAGAAGAACCACTTACAGGTATGGTCACAAATATGGATGCAAATACTAAATTAATTCACATTAAAGATAAGTATATGGATATTCATAAGGTGCATTTCCTAGATATTTTGAACGTTTCTGAATGCGATTATTAGTGGAGAGTGATGATGATGTTAAATGACCGTGGAACGATGAAATGGACTGCTATGATGCTACCAGAGCATTTAGTCGAAATTAGAAACGGTACGCAAAGCAAGCACTAAAGACGCAAGTTGAAGAATTAATATTTAAGTACTTAACTTAGGGAGAGAATGAGCATGGCTACAATATTTAAATTTTCAAATAAAACATTTCGAGATATAACAAAGGAAAGAGTAGATGTTGTGAAAATCGCTTCTGGTTTTATGGGAGGGACGGTTAAAGTTTATGAACGTAAAGGAACAGTAATTATCCATAGTGAAAACAAACAATCAAGTCATGCAAGTATTTCAAATGAAAACGGCCAAGTAAAAGAATGGGAAATTAAATATGCTATAGAACACATTTTAAAAAGAGACCTAACAGATGTGAATATACGTGTCAGTGAAACTGGTGTTGTTCATATTCGCAATAAAGCAGAAATTAATACACTTACAAACTAAAGAAAAGTCACTCATTTGAAAAATAATGAGTGACTTTCTTCTATTAAAGAATAGTTTGTTTTTTATTCAACCAAACCTAGTTTTTGTTCTAAAGTTGTACGTTCGACTAATGCAGATACAACTTCTTGGTCCGCATAAACTACAGTAGATTGGATTTTCTCCATTTCTGATGGTTTAAACTCACCTTTATCAAACATATCAGCTGCCTCTGATGCTGCGCGACTACGAGTTAGAATAGCGCTTTGTAAATCCGATAAGTAGTTTTTGAGTAGTTTTTGATTTTCTTTAGATAACTTAGGTAAATCTGTATTACGAATTTTATTACCTAAACCAGTATAATATTTTTCTAGACTATTTAACGTTTCATAAGCTTTATACGCATCGACAGTGCCATTACTCACACCTTCAAATGTCGGTACCCAGTTATTAGTCCAATGTTTATCATACTCATCTTGGAAAGCATCTAAGTGTACTACAATTTCATTTTTATAAATTTCAGCATCCTTAACATTTACGTCTACTTCTGTTACATCAGCTTCCGTTTTATCAACATCATTATTTGTGTTTTCTTTGTTCTTCTCAGACTCGTTACCACCAATTACTACAACTAGTACGATGAAAATTACTAAAAGTGCAATTAGTCCGCCGCAACCAAACTTGAAAAATTTCTTCAAAATTATTTCCTCCATTTCCGTATATTACTAATATATCAATCATTCTAGTTGTTGTCAGTATGATTTTGGCGCCTGAAACTGGTGAACGGCATATATTTATAGTTCCTCGATTAGAATTTGTAAAACGCACAAATACTAATGTATGGACATCGAGACATTACACATTAAAGCTGCTTACTACTTTGAACGGATTCGATCTAATTGTGAATTTTTAAATATTTATTCTTACGCTGAAGAAGATGATAATTATGCTTTCTATGGTTTGTTTAAATGTAAACGCAGGGTGATGGTAAAAAAAGTTATTATCGGCCCTAATGGTGAACTTGTAGCCATTATTTCGCTCTAGTCATGTAGAACATTGTCGAATATTGTAATAACCTTGCATTTATTTTCAGATTGGGCTTGAAACCCATTTAAAAATAATGCTTCCAATGCTACCATTAAAGTAACAAATATAAAGAACTCTTGTTCTTAATTAATATGCGAATGGGGTGCTAAAGAATTATTAATATTTTTCAAGAAAAAATAAAAAAACCACATCTCAAGTTGGCGCTTGAAATGCGGTACTAAATTTGAGTGACATCCACTCCATTAAACTAATCGTAATTGTAACACAATGTTGTTACAATTTGAACTGGATGTTGCTCCCAAACAGGAGGAGCCTATGAATGACACACAAAATAAGATACATAGTTTAGCATCTTTTGTAACGATGTTTGAAGAGATAAAAGATAACTATAACATCGATATTTTAAAATACGACTCATTCGAAAGTTTTATAATTGATTTCGTTTCACTTTTTGATAAAGAAGAAATTGAGTCTATCTCAAGTGAATTAGTATTTTTGAATAAAGTAATAGGGAAAATAAAAATAGCTTAAAAATGACACTCTCGTTTTGAGGGTGTTTTTTAGAGAGATAAATAATCCACAAAAGTCTCTTGCTATTTAATTAACAACTTCCTTCTATATAAATAAAATATAGTGATATGGTTTTACGATGCCTAAATGATGCCATAAACAAATTACAATCAATCTCAGCAAAAAACAAAACTCTGTTGTATACTAATAAAGTATTGTTATATTTGAAACAGATTACAATCAAATACATGAACAAACCGTAGTGTTAGATGGACGTAAACGCGGACAATTTAATAAGGAGTGAAACAAGTGTCAAACATAGAAGAATTAAATGATCAGCTTTTGGTGAGACGCCAAAAAATGACGACTATTCGTGAAAATGGTCAAGATCCGTTTGGTAGCCGTTATGAACGAACACATTTATCAACAGAAGTAATAGAACAATTTGCAGATCAAACAAAAGAACAGCTAGAAGAAAACCTTCAAGAGGTTATTATCGCAGGTCGTATTATGACTAAGCGCGGTAAAGGGAAAGCTGGCTTTGCACATATTCAAGATTTAGGTGGACAAATTCAAATTTATGTACGGCAAGATCACGTTGGCGAAGAGGCTTACGAATTATTTAAACAAGCTGACTTAGGCGATATCGTAGGTATTCGTGGTAACGTCTTCCGAACACAAGTAGGGGAGCTTTCAGTAAAAGCGGAAGGATTTACATTCCTTACGAAGGCATTACGTCCAATGCCAGAGAAGTTCCACGGCTTACAGGATGTAGAGCAACGTTACCGTCAACGTTACTTAGACTTAATGACAAATGAAGATAGCAAAAATACGTTTATTACACGTTCTAAAATCATTCGCGCTATTCGAAACTATTTAGATACTGCAGGGTATTTGGAAGTTGAAACGCCAATGCTTCATACAATTGCTGGTGGTGCAGCGGCTCGTCCATTCATTACACACCATAATGCGCTTGATATGGAACTATATATGCGTATCGCTATTGAATTACACCTAAAACGTTTAATCGTTGGTGGACTTGAAAAAGTATATGAAATTGGTCGTGTTTTCCGTAACGAAGGAATTTCAACACGTCACAATCCTGAATTCACAATGATTGAACTATACGAAGCATATGCAGATTACAAAGATATTATGTCTTTAACAGAAAACTTAATTGCCCATGTGGCACAAGAAGTTCTTGGCACGACGACAGTTCAATATGGAGAAGATCAAATCAATCTGGCTGCAGGTTGGAAACGTGTCCATATGGTAGATGCCGTTAAAGAGGCCACTGGTGTAGACTTCTGGCAAGCTATGACAAAAGAACAAGCACAGTCACTTGCTCATGAACACGGAGTAGAAGTTAAACCATCACATGAGGTGGGTCATATTATTAATGAGTTTTTCGAGCAAAAAGTAGAAGAGACACTTGTACAGCCAACATTTGTATTCGGTCACCCAGTGGAAATTTCTCCTCTAGCTAAGAAGAATCCAGAGGACGAGCGTTTCACGGACCGTTTCGAGCTCTTTATCGTTCGTCGCGAGCACGCCAATGCTTTCACAGAGCTAAACGATCCAATCGATCAACGTGAACGCTTTGAAGCGCAATTGGCTGAAAAAGAAGCTGGTAACGATGAAGCACACGAAATGGATAATGATTTCGTAGAAGCGTTGGAATATGGCATGCCGCCAACAGGTGGTTTAGGTATTGGTATCGACCGTTTAATCATGCTTCTAACAAACTCACCATCAATCCGTGATGTACTATTATTCCCAACAATGCGTCACATCACGAAATAA